ACTTAGAAAGCAAGGTTGATAACGACGGTGTTTCTATGTTAGATAAATATCACCCAAGTCACTCTGAAAATAAATCAAACAGTTTAGAAGGGTTCTTTTCTTGATGAAAGGTAATCGCTTGAAGTTAGTAGACATGTATCACCCGATGTTGTCTACTAAACTCGAAAACTTCGACTTCAGTAATCCGCCGACTGATCCCATTCAGTTGGCGTATGATCTAGTAGAAACAATGAAGCAAGAAAAGGGTATGGGTTTATCTGCCAACCAGTGCGGATTGCCATATCGGGTTTTCTGTATGGAATCTAATCCTGTGCTTATTTGTTTCAATCCGAGAGTTGTTGATGTTTCTTCGGAAGAAGTAGAACTCGACGAAGGTTGTTTATCTTTCAATAATCTTTGGTTGAAAATCAAAAGACCAAAACACATTAAAGTAAGATATACAGAACCAAACGGTAACGTGGTCACAAAGAAGTTTACTGGAATGACGGCAAGATGTTTTTTACACGAAATGGATCATATGGAAGGAATCAAGTTTATTGAGCGTGTAGGAAAAGTTCAGTTAGAAATGGCTAAAAAACGCCAGAAAAAAATACAACATTATCTAAGGAAAATAAAATGAGAATTGAAGTTATTAAACTTGTAAATGGTGAAGAAATCATCGCGAACATCGTAGAAGGCGAAGATACTATTCAGTTGAATGACCCTATGCTTATCGGCGTAGATAATCAGCGATTGATCTTTATCCCTTATATGCAGTACACAGATGCGCATAAAGGCTTTACTATTGATAAGCGTCACGTTATCTTAGTATCTACTCCAGTGGAATCGTTGATCGATGATTACTATCGTGCTACTAATAAAACGCAGATTCTTACACCGCGTAAAAGCATTATTTCGTCAGTAAACTAAGGAAATATAATGGAAGTCAAGATTTCTATTGAAGAGTTACGCAAACGTAAACTGTTTGTAGCAACTCCGATGTACGGCGGTCAGTGTCACGGCACATACTGTCGCTCTATTGCTGACTTGACTGCTATGTGCGTCAAGTACGGTATTGAAATGAAAGTGTACTACCTGTTCAATGAATCGCTTATTACTCGCGCTCGTAACTATTGTGTGGACGAGTTTTTGCGTAGTGACGCTACTCATTTGATGTTTATTGACAGCGACATCGGCTTCAACCCTAATGATGTTATTACATTACTAGCGCTTCAAGATGATGAATCTGAATATGACATCATCGGTGGACCATACGCTAAGAAATGTATCTCTTGGGAAAAAATCAAACAAGCGGTAGACAAAGGCGTGGCTGATGAGAATCCNNAGACAAAGGCGTAGCGGACGATAATCCAAACGAACTAGAAAAATACGTCGGTGACTATGTATTCAATCCTATTTTGAAAGAAGGTCAGACAGAGATTCGTCTTGATAAACCAGCTAAAGTATTAGAAATCGGTACTGGTTTTATGATGGTTCGACGAGCTACCTTTGACAAATACAAAGAAGCATATCCAGAATACAGCTATAAACCAGATCACGTTCGTACTGCTAACTTTGACGGCAAACGTGAAATCCACGCGTATTTTGATTGTATCATTGACCCAGTTAGTAAACGTTACTTGTCAGAAGACTATATGTTCTGTCAAAACGTTATCAAGATGGGCGGTAATATCTGGTTATGTCCTTGGATGGAACTACAACACACAGGTACATATACCTTTGGTGGTTCATTGGCTGCTTTGGCTTCAGTCGGCGCAAGCGCTACTGCTGACACGAATAAATTGAAGAAGTAATTTTATAAACACTACAAAATGGAGTATACTATGATTGTATCTGACGCCCCTAAACTGCGTAAGATTTTAGATGAAGTTTCTAATGCTATGACTCGCGCTGAAGCAGAGCGCGATTATATCAAAGAAGCGCTAACCGAAGCTGCGGATAACTTTCAAATTGATAAGAAAGTTCTTCGTAAACTTGCCAGAACATACCACAAACAAAACTACAACGAAGAAGTTTCTACCATGGAAACATTTACCGAGTTGTACGAAACCGTAACCAAGTAAGGAATTACATAATGAAGATTTCACAACAGACTTTGTCTATCCTAAAGAATTTTGCTACCATCAATGGAAACATTCTTGTTCGTGCTGGTTCTAATCTTTCAACTATTTCTCCTCAGAAAAACATTTTAGCTAACGCTAACGTTGCTGAGAGTTTCCCGTTAGAATTTGCTATCTATGACTTGAGTCAGTTTTTGTCTGCCGTAAGTTTGTTCGAAGACGCAGATTTCGATTTCGCTGAAAAATATGTTACCATTTCTTCAGGACGTCGTTCTATCAAATACTTTTACGCTGAGCCATCAATGATTCTTTCTGCTCCTGAGAAGAAGTTAGTTCTTCCTTCTACAGAAGTTGATTTCGTAGCAACTGCTGGTAATATTTCAGAAGTTCTAAAGGCTTCGGCTGTTCTTCAAACACCTGAGATTGTTGTAGCAAGTGAATCACATTCAACACAGATTGAACTTATTGCTACAGCTGTGAATAACAACACAAGCAATCGCTACGCTGTGAACGTAGATGCTACTACAGAAGATACTTTCCGTATGGTATTCAAATCAGAAAACTTGAAACTGATTCCAGGAGATTATCGTATTAGTATTTCATCTAAGGGTATGGGTCGTTTCTTCAATGAGAAACTTGGTTTGGAGTATTTTATTGCTACTGAAACAACTTCTAAGTATGGCGCGTAAACTAAACTAATTGGGGTATTTTATTATGAAAGATGAATTTCTATGGACACAGCTGTATCGTCCAAGAAAGATTGAAGATTGTATTCTACCAAAAAGTCTAAAAGATACTTTTCAAGAGTTCGTAAATCAAGGTAACGTTCCCAATTTGTTACTTTGCGGAACACAAGGCACGGGTAAAACTACGGTTGCTCGTGCTTTGTGTGAAGAACTTGGTTTTGATGTACTAGAAATCAACGGCTCTATGAATGGTGGTATTGATACACTAAGAAACGAAATCAAGAACTTTGCTTCTACTATCTCATTCGGCGGTGGTCGTAAGATGGTTATCCTCGACGAGGCTGACTATCTAAACGCACAATCTACTCAGCCCGCTCTTCGCAACTTCATGGAAGAGTTCTCGAAGAACTGCGGCTTTATTTTGACTGCAAACTTCAAGAACAGAATTATCGAGCCGCTGCATTCGCGATGCTCTGTTATTGAATTCAAGATTCCCAACAATCAGAAACCGAAGTTAGCTACTCAGTTCCACAAGAGAATTTGTGCTATCCTCGAGAAAGAAGGCATTGAGTTTGATAAGGCAGTTGTTGCCGAAGTAATCACCAAGCACTTCCCTGATTGGCGCCGAGTTCTCAACGAGCTCCAACGTTATTCTGTCACTGGCAAGATTGATACTGGTATCCTTTCTAACCTCGGCGACGAAAATTTCAAGGGACTTATAGAACTCCTCAAGAATAAGCGTTTCACCGACATGCGTAAGTGGGTTGCAGAGAATCTGGACACGGAACCGACTGCATTCTTTCGAAAGTTCTATGACATGTCCGCGACCTATATGAAGCCGAACAGCATTCCACAGATGATTCTTCTTCTTGGTCGCTATCAGTATCAGTCAGCGTTCGTGAGCGATCAGGAAATCAATACTGCTGCCTTCTTGACCGAGGTGATGGTCGAAGCTGAATGGTTGTAGTGTATGTCGAATCCATTTGATTATATAAACAGCATCAACCAGACTAAGAAAGACATAATTCTAGGTAGTGAAAACCCAGAACTTGCCGAGAAACAGTATAATGCATTCCTTGTCAACCGAGGGCTATCTTATTTTGCAGACACCATTCTTTATTCTAATGAGATGAATATGTTGCCTGGGTTGCCTAATCTTCTTCAGTATGAGTATTTGATGGCTTCCGTCCGAAAGGGAAAGAGGTTTTCTAAGTGGGCCAAGGCAGAAAAACACCAGCGCCTCATGGATATATCAGAATACTATGGCTGTTCTTTGGTAAAGGCTTCAGAAATATCTACGGTTCTAACAGATGGACAATACAAAGATATTCAGGAAAGACTGAGCCACGGAGGAGTTAATCGGTAATGCTCTTGTGATAATGTGATTCCGCTAAGTTATTAAAAACCTAAATAGTTGGCGGAAGAGCAAAACCACTCGAATTGAGCAAAGCTAGTAAAGATGAAATTGTCATGCAACTCTAAGCAAGTAAATCTCTACAGTGTTAGCTACCGAGTATCATAAAACTACAATAAGGTGGAAACACAAATGACTTCATTAGATACTTTTATCG